GACGCTCGACGTTTCCGCCGCTGTCACTGACCACATCTGCGCCATCGCGATCGACGCTTCGGCAAAGATTGTCATGGTGACCTGCCCGTAACGCGATCGGGGCGGCTTCTGGTCGCCCCTTTCCTTTTCCAAGGAGAGCGAAATGGCAAAGAAGACCATCAAGAAAGCCGAGGCGAAGGCGGACAACGAACTGTCCCGCATCGTCCCGAAGCTCATTAGCCGCGGTGAAATGCTGAAGGCTGCCGAAGCAATCAAGGAAGCCGCTCCCTCTGAATCCCAATTCGACGCCCTCATGGCCGACAATCCCGGCCTGCGCGAAGTTTACCTTTCCCTGCAGTCCTGACGGCAACGCCATCCTGGCGCCCACAATCGGAGAATGACAATGGACGAATTCATGCCGCGCGCGGATCACGAACCGGCGCACATCTTCCCGCTCAAGTTCTGGACGGACTACGAAGGCACCGATGGCGAAGACCTTGCCGCTATCGAATGGGTCCAGTGGACCAAGAAGGGCACCACCAACGCGACGATCACCGAAGACAAGGTTCGGCGCGTGATGAAGGACCCTGCAAAGTGGAACGTCCTCCAGCCTTACTACGACGCATGGAAGCGGCAGGAAAAGGCGCCGGTCAACGGCTATCCGATCGATGCATGGCCAGGAGTCACGCCTGAACAGTCGCGCGTCCTGAAGGACCGGCATGTTCTCAGCGTCGAAGATCTCGCGAATTCGTCCCAAGCTGATCTCGGCAAGCTCGGTCTCCCCGGCATCCTGCAGCTTCAGGGCAAGGCCAAGGCCTTCCTCGAGGCTCGGCAGAACACCGCGCCTGTTGCCGCGGAGGTGGCGGCCTTGCGCGAAGAAAACAAGACCATGCGGGAAGAGCTTGAGGCCGCAATGCAGCTCCTCAAGGAAATGTCCGACAAGGGCGAAGGCCCGCGCCGTGGCCGGCCGCCGAAGGATTCCGAATGACTATTCTCACGATCTGCACGGACGCAGTCGATCGCATCGCCATCACGCTGAGTGGCACAACGGTGTTTTCGAATACCGCTGACACCGCTCGTCAGATGCGTGCGCTTGCCAATCAGGAAGGCAAGGAATTGATGCGTCGCGGATCGTGGGAAAAGCTCACGAAGGAAAAGACGTTCACGTCGATCGCTCAGGAGACGCAGACAGGCGTTATCCCGAGCGATTACGACCACATGCTGAACGAGACGTTTTACAACAGGACGAGAAAGCGCGAAGTCACCGGCCCGCTGAGTCCGCGCGACTGGCAGGCGCAGAAGTCGATCATCGCGACAGTCCTCTATGACAGCTACCGCATCCGCGGCGGCGATGTGCTGATGATCCCGGTTCCGCCGGCCGGTGACACCTACGCTTTCGAATATATCTCGAAAAACTGGGTTCTTGACGCCAGCGACGTGGAAAAGCCGGCGTTCACGGCCGATACCGATACTTCGATCCTCGACGAGGAGTTGATCACTCTCGGCGTCATCTGGCGCTTTCTCAAGGCCAAGGGCTTCGACTACGCCGAGGCGTTTCGCACCTACGAGCTTCAGGTCTCGCAGGCTCTGGCCCGTGACGGTTCGAAGCGGACCCTCAACTTCACCCAGCAGGTCAATTACGGGCGCCCGCGCTATCCTGGCGTCGCTGATGGATCTTGGAACGTGTAATCTATATGTGCTTCCAATATTGCCGGAGATGGATTGCGCTGACGGTCTGATTTGTGATGCCGAAGCGTCTGGCGATTTCTACGTTTGTCATCGTTCCTTTAAGGCGGCGGATTTCGATGACTTTCGCCTCAGTGAGTTTTGAGTGCCAACCTCGTTCTCCACGAGTGCTGGTGCCGTGAGTAACTGAATCAGCCATGTTTTCTGGATGGGTTTTCCAATCCAAGTGCCCAGGTGCGATGCATCCTTCGCGGCCATTGCCGCATGAGTGCGCAGCCTCATGCTCTGGTGTTGGAGGGGGACCGTTCACAAGTTCGCAAACGTATCTGGTAGCAAGTTGTTTCTTCCCATTTAGGCGAAGAACGCCGTAGCCATCGCCAGTGTTGGCGTAAGGCCACTCTAAGCATTCGGGGCCCTTATGATTAAGAACCACCTCGTGAATGAAACGAAACGGCGCGCCGATTGGCGTTCCCCCGGCGAGCGGGTCTCCGTACGCACGAAAGCGGTTGTAATGAGCCTTGCAAAAGCCCTTTGCGTAAAGGAACTTGCCACAATTTTCGACAGAGCATATCTTGGGATAAGCCATTCGAGCCTCCAACTAGGTTCATGGTTAGAGCGCGGTTTCAGTGTTAGCGCACTGGCCGCGCTCGCTGATTCTACGCGCTACGGCATGGTTTGTCACCGTGCTTAATCCGCTGTCCTCTGGATCTCAGCGACGCCGGGTCGCCAAGGGCGCGTCGATGCCTGCCCCTGTCGAGGGTTGGGATACGACCTCGCCATTGGCCGAGATGTCGCCGAAGCGCGCCATCCAGCTCGACAACTGGTTTCCACAGGCCGAATACGTTGAACTGCGCAACGGGTTTACCAGGCATCGACCGACCGCCGTCACTACCCCGGTTGAAACGATCATCGTCTATAGCGGCGCATCAGGCTCCAAGCAGTTCGCAGTTGCCGATGGTGATATCTACGAGACGACGGCAAGCGGCGCGGTTGCGCCTACGCCTGATGCGACGATCACCGGCCTGTCGAATAGCCGCATCCAGTATGTCAATTTCGTTGGGACTGGCGGGCAGTATGCATGGTGCTGCAATGGCGCCGACCTGCCGTTTACCTATGACGGGACGGTCTTTGCACTGACGCCGGCAATCACCGGGATCACTCCGGAAGACATCGTCAACGTCAACATCCACAAGAACCGCATCTGGATGTGCCTCGTCGATAGCACGAAGGTCGCCTATCTCGATGTGGACGAGATCGGCGGCGCAGCAACCGAGTTCGAGCTTGGCGGCCTGATGTCTCAGGGCGGCTATGTGGTCGCAATGGGCACATGGTCGCGCGATGCAGGCGAGGGGCCGGACGACTACGCGGTCTTCGCCACATCGCGAGGTCAGATGATCATCTATGCCGGCACTGACCCGGATAATGCCGCAACCTGGACACTGATCGGCGTCTTCGATCTCGGCTCACCGCTCGGGCGCCGCTGCTTCCGCAAGGTCGGGTCCGACTTGGCTATCATCAGCATCGACGGCTGCTATCCGCTGTCCACAGCCATTTCCTTCGACCGTGGCGCGGTTGAGCGGGTGGCGATCACCAAGAACATTCAGCGCGCCATGAGCGACGCCACGCGCGCATATGGTGATGCATTCGGCTGGGAATTGACGAGCTATCCCAAGGGGAACATGGCGATCATCAACGTTCCCTTGGTCGAGAACGTCACGCAGCATCAGTATGTGATGAACACGCTGACGGGCGCATGGTGCAGGTTTATCGGGCAGAACGCCAATTGCTGGGCCGTGATGGACGATCGTCTGTTCTTCGGCGGCAATGACGGTGTGGTCTATGAGGCCGATGTGGCCGGCGCCGACTATACCGGCGCCTTCACGGCGATCATGAAGACCTCGTTCCAGTATTACGGGAACCGCGGCACCAAGAAGCGCTGGACGATGGTTCAGCCTCTCGTCACCACCAATTATGCCGTGGCCGTCAACTTCCTCATCGACGTGGATTTCCGGGACACCACGACCTACTCCTACCTGTCCACGCAGGGCGTTACCAACGGCTCGCTGTGGGGACAGATGATCTGGGGTCGCGACAACTGGTCGAGAGGGCAATTCACCCTGACGGACTGGCTGTCAACGGCAGCCCTCGGCCAGAATGCCGCGCTGAAGATCCGGGTCGATGTTCCGCAAGATCAGGAATCCACCCGGCCGTCAGTCGTGCGCATCAACGGCTTCAACCTCACCCTTGAGACTGGCGAATTCATATGAACTTCCTGCTCGGGGAGGACGCGATCGTCTCGGCCTATGTTTCCGGACTGACCGGCGACCAGTACAGCGATGTCATTCGAACACTTGGTGTTCTGGCGCCGGAAGGGCGGCTGATCGGCGGGTTCGTGCTGACCAACTATTCAGGGCATGGCGTCGAGCTTTCGCTTGCCGGTCGCGGATGCGTGGCGCGAGATTCATGGGACATGCTCGGGAATATCGTGTTTCGAGAACTGGGCTGCAAGCGCCTTTCGGTGACGACAAGGCGGTCGAACAAGCGGGTGCGGAAGATAGCGCCCAAATTCAAGATGAAATTCGAAGGCGTCGCACGGCTTTTCTACGGTGACGAGGACGGACTTGTGTTCAGTCTTCTCCGGAATGAGGCGATCCAGAACGGCTATTGGAAGGAAGGCTGATGTCAGCTCCGAAGGCGCCAGATCCGGTCAAAACGGCAAACGCTCAAGCGCAGATGAACAAGGATACGGCGATTGCGCAGTATGGCCTGAACGCCACCAACCAGGTGACGCCACAGGGGAATCTGACCTATACCGAGATCGGACGGTGGTCAGACGGCACACCGCGCTACCAAGCGACACAG